CGTAAATACAAAATGACAGTTGATCAGATTGTCGAACAGTTCGGGTATGAAAATTGTCCGGATAACATAAAGAATATTTACGATAACGGAAATAGCTTGCAACAATCATTCACAGTCAATTGGTTGGTTGAGCCTAACAAAGACCGTAAGGATAAGTTAGGACGTCGCAATATGCCATACTCGTCCATTTATTGGGTTGAAGGCAGTAATAGCGATGAAGTGTTATATCATGGTGGCTTTGAAGAGTGGCCAATTCCAATCGCTCGGCATACGTCGATGGACTTGAATGGTTACGGTAAGGGTGCCGCATGGTTTGCGCAACCAGATTCACAAATGCTGCAGAAGTTGGAATTCGATTATCTAACAGCTGTTGAATTGGGTGTTAAGCCTCCTATGCAAGCACCATCTGATGTTATCAGTACGGTTAACTTGTATCCGGGTGGCATTACAGAGATTGAGGGGCAACATAAAGTTGAACCGATGTTTGCTGTACAGTCTAATTTACAAGATATTCAAAATAAGATTGCAGTAACAGAGGATTCAATCAAGAGAGCCTATAGTGCGGATTTATTCTTGATGTTAGATCAAATCGATAAGGGCCAGATGACGGCTCGGGAGGTTATGGAGAGAACTCAAGAAAAATTACAACAATTAGGTCCTGTGGTTGAACGGTTACTCTCTGAATTCTTGAATCCAATCATTGAACGTGTGTATTCGGTACTAGATCGTGCCGGTGTATTTCCACCTGTTGATGATGAGGAACTCTTAGACCAATTAAATGGTCAAGAAGTGAAGATTGAATATATCTCACCACTTGCCCAAGCACAAAAGATGAGTTCATTGGTAAATATCGAACAGTATTTTGCGTTTATTATGTCTTTGGCACAAGCTAATCCTAATATCGTCAACAAGTTCAACTTTGAGGAAGCGGCCAATACATACGGTGTAAATCTCGGTGTTCCGGCTAAGATTATTCGTTCTGATGATGAATATCAAGAAATCTTAGCACAACAAGCACAGGCACAGGCTGAACAGGAGCAGCAAATGCAGTTAATGCAAGCGGCTCAACTAGCACCTCAAATGGCTAGTGCGGCCAAACAAGCAACAGATGCCGCCAACGATGGCAATCCTGCATTACAGCAGTGGCTAGGAATGGACGGTGTCTAGATGAAGAAAACAATTAAAGATTATATGCAAGAGCGAGATATGCAAGCTCTCAACCACGTACTTAGCACAGAGCTAGGTAGGTGGTTTTTTTGTCGTCTGATGGATCGCTCTGGCATATTAAAGCAATCGTTTACTGGAAATAGTGAAACATATTTCAACGAAGGAAAACGGAAGGTGGGATTGCTATTCCATGGGGACCTGAACAAATTAGGCATTGATGGAGTTAAACAATACCACCTTGCACAGCTCGAATATATCGGGCAACAAGAATATTTTAATAATTTAGTCGATAAGGAGAAACAAAATGGCTGATGACAATATGGGTGCTAACAATAACATGACTGGCAATGAACCGGGCGCGAATTCGGACCAAAATAATCCTACGCCACCTACTGAACCACTTGCTAAACCAGATGGTGAGGGTAGTAATCCATCTGTACTAGGCGGTGATAATACGCCACCTGCTGAACCAACAGTTTATGATTTCAAATCCGTGTTCCCTGAAGGAACTGAACTTGATGAAACTGTATCTGCAGACTTTAGTAAGTTACTTAACCAAGTTGGTGCAACACAGGAACAGGCTGTTGAATTAGCTAAATTTGGCAGTCAGTATGCACAAAATATCTTGACTGCTTATCAAGAGCAGCAAGAGCAAGCGATCATTGAAAAACAACAAGCGGATTATGAACACGCCAAAAAGGAATTAGGCGGTAAATTCGATGAAACTGTAGCGCTTGCAGGCAAAGGTATCGAAGCACTAACTAAAGCGGTACCGGAATTACGTCAATTACTTGTTGATAGTCACATTGACAACAATATCAACATGATTAAGGTATTTGCGGCCGTTGGTGAAATGGTTCAGGAAGACCCGGGTAAAGGTACAAGACAAGCTGGAACCGGTCAAAATTCTGATGAAGAAGCAGCAAAACGAAAAATGTATCCATCTATGTATTAAGAAATGAGGTAAATAATTAATGGCTACAATTGGAACTCAAAATTTAACACTTTTAGATTTGCAAAAACGAATGGATCCTAATGGTAATGTCGCTCAAATTATTGAGCAATTAGACCAATCCACTGAAATCATTCAAGATATGACGATGGTCGAATGTAACCAAGGGTCTAGCTTTGTAACGACTGTACGTACTGGTTTGCCAGATGTTACATGGCGTAAATTATATGGCGGTGTTCAAGCGTCTAAATCCTCCACACGTCAAATTACCGACAATTGCGGTATGCTTGAAGCATATTCGCAAACTGATAAAGCGCTTGTTGATAAATCCAAAGATAAAGCATCCTTCCGTGCAACTGAAGATAAAGCATTCGTTGAATCCATGGGGCAGGAATTATGTCGTACAATCTTCTATGGCGATGAAAATACGCCAGAAAAATTCATTGGCTTGGCTCCTCGCTTCAATACTCTTGATATTAAGAAGGCAGCAAGTGCAGAAAACATTCTTGATGCAGGTGGCACAGGTAACTTGGCATCTATTTGGCTTGTTGGTTGGGGTCCTTTGTCCGTTCATGGCATTTATCCTGAAGGTTCTGCAGCAGGCTTGCACCAAGAAGATAAAGGTGTTGTTACTGTTACTAAAGAAGATGGATCCATGTTCGAGGCATATCGTACACACTTTAAACATGATGTTGGTTTAACTGTACGGGACTGGAGAAATGTCGTTCGTATTGCTAACATCGACGTTACGAAATTGACAAATGATGCTAAAGCCGGTGCAGATCTTATCAACTTAATGATTGAAGCGGAAGAACGTATCCCTAATCTTGGTGGTGTTCGTCCAGTTTGGTATATGAACCGTACATTGCGTACATTCTTACGTTTGCAAAAGAACACAAAACATGGTTCCACTATCACTGAAGATATGGAAATGGGTAAACTTGTTACTCGTGCAAACGGTGTGCCAGTTCGTAAAATTGATGCATTGTTAAGCACTGAATCTCGTGTTATTGCGTAAAGAAAGGAACATAATTCAATGATTATTGATACTCAAAATACATTCTTTTGGAAAAAAGAAATCACTACAAATACAAATTCTGATGTAGTGATGAATGGGAACGGTGGCGATGCTGCCGTTGCCTTATGGTTGTATATTCGTTTAGATAAAGATGTTACGGGTACGCCTTTATTTAATGTTTACACTTCTGACAAAGAAAATATGGCTGATGCTGTATTGCTAACCGGAATTACATTGCCACAGAACTCTAAAGCTGGCACAGAATACAAAGGTCGACTTCCTGCAGGTGCTAAAAAGTTTATTCGCATCAATGCGAATAATATGACTGCCGCTACGATTACATCATTCTTAACAGATGGTGTGAATTTGAAATAAGAGGTGAGACTATGATTTTTACAGCTAACGTAACGATGTACCATGGTAATCGTGGATTAATTCAAGAAGGTGAAACTATTAATTTCTCTGAAGAAGAAATTAAAGAATTTGAGCCTGATTATTTCAAACAGCTTTTCTCTGGTAACGAAGATGAAGTAGCAAAAATCTTTAACCCAAAATCTAAGGCTAAAGACAAAGAACCGTCTACTGAAACTCAGCCTCCTGAAACAGAACAGGGTGACAAAAATCCACCAGATGAAAATACTGAAGGTGACAATACAGGCAATGAAAATCCACCAGATGAAAATACTGGCAACGAAAAGCCTAAGAAAACAAACAAAAAGAAAACCGATACTACGGAAGAATAAGTGACAATATGAGGGATGCTTATGCATCCCTCTATTACCATATAGGGGGAAATATGACACCTACTGATATTTGTAATCAAGCACTTGCATTAATTAACGCAGGATTGCTTTATTCACTTGAAGAAGAAACTGAGCAAGGTCGCCAATGCCGTATGCAATATGACTCAACTAGACAGTTGGTATTGCGACAATTTGAATGGAATTTTGCTCGCAAAAATGAAAGATTAGTTTTGTCTGCTCATAAAATTAATGGGTGGAATTATGTATATGCGTATCCAGAACAATGTATTCGGATATTAGGGGTTATTCCACAAGGCGATCGCTTTCATGCGGAATCGCAACCGGAATACAACATATTTAATATTGGAAACAACAAAAAATGCATAGTGAGCGATATGCCACTAGCATTCATTGATTATATATATGACGTGACAGATTTAGACGTTTGGGATTCGATATCCTTGTATATGTTGCAATGCAAATTGGCTAGTGCATTAGCTATGCCGCTCACTGGGGATAGAGGATTGTTTGACCAAGCTTACAAATTGTATCAAGCGGCAGTTCAAGAGGCTAAAGGGATGAACGCAAAAGAGCGTAAACAAGATACAGTATATATATCTAGCTATGTGAAAGCGAGGGATTGGTAATGAGTAATCCTCTTTATATATCGCAATTAGCATTTACAACTGGCGAGGTGTCGCCGGATGTATCGAGTCGATTTGATTTGGAGCAATACAAAAGTGCTTTATTGGAAGCAGAAAATGTGGTTATTCGACCGTATGGGGCCGTTGCTAAGCGTCAAGGCAGCCAATACGTGGGGCAAGTTAAATATAGTGATAAGCCAACACGATTATTTGAATTTACGACAAACACCAATAATTCTTTCATGCTCGAATTTGGTGACAAATATATTCGTGTATGGAATTACGGAATTTATACCGGTATTGAAGTTACGACTCCTTTCACTAGCGATATATTGTTTGATTTAAATTGTAACCAATCTGGTGATGTTATGTTTATCTGTAGTGGCAAGTACCCTATTCAAACGCTATCACGATATAGTGATACTGACTGGAGAATGAGTACATATAAGCTAACTGAACAACCTTATGATGAAATCAACACGGACAATGGGCATACATTGACAGTTAATGGCGATACGATCACATCCACAAAAGACCTCTTCACACAAGATATGGTAGGTAGTGTTATTCAGATTGCATATTACGTTGAGGCGGTACATACTAAGTCAGCTGGCGAAGTGGTAGAGAAAAAAGTAAAACGCTATATGCAAGCACAGACTATCGAAAAAACCTACAACAACATCAATTACAATGTTGAAGCATTTAGTACTGATACCGAGTTATCATGGAAATTCACAACGCACGGCACATGGGAGGGTACAGTCAAGTTACAGATTTCTAACAATGACGGTCAGACTTGGAAAGATTACAGAACGTATACATCTAAGAATGACTACAATGTTACTGATACAGGAAAGATAGAGGCTGGAGCAAGGCTTAAATATGTATCGGATATTAAGAGTGGTTCTGTGAATTGCGACTTATCTATTATGCCGTTCACTCAATATGGTATCGTTGAGATTAAAAGCGTAACTGATGCTAAGAATGCAAAGGTTAATGTTCTGAATGGTATTAAAGAGGGTGAGCCTAGCTACCAATGGAAATTAGGCAGTTGGAATAGAGGCAGAGGTTATCCTAAACTTTGTACATTCTATCAAGACCGATTTGTAGTTGCTGCTACTGATAGCAAGCCTAACTTCATATGGTTTAGCCGTACTGGTGATTATCCAAATTTTGGTGTCGAAAAGGTGGAAGGCACTATCACAGATGATAGTGCAATCACCTTGCCGGTTATTAATCGCAAGATGTGTGAGATTCGTCATCTCGTACCAGCTAACGATCTAATCATTCTTACAAGCGGTAATGAGTGGATTGTAAGAGGTGATAAAACCATTACGCCTACCAACTGCAATTTAAAAACACAAACCCAACGAGGGGCCTTATCGTGTGAACCTCAATTCATAGGTAATCGGTGCGTGTTTGTTCAAGAGCGTGGCGGTACTGTTCGTGATATGGGTTACTCTTATGAGAGCGATAACTACACAGGGCAAGACCTTACATTGTTTGTTAAAACATTGGTTAAAGGTCATCTGGCAGTAACAAGTGCTTATGCACAAGACCCTGACAGTATTATTTATTACGTTCGAGATGATGGGCAACTCAACTGTTTAACTTATATCCCAGAGCAAAAAGTGTATGGATGGTCGCACTTTGTAACGAATGGTAAATATCGATATGTAGAAAGTGTAGCAGAGGGTGAGCAAGACACAATCTATTTTGTTGTGGATCGTGTGATTAATAATAAGAGTGTGAAATGCATTGAACGTAGTATTCCGTTGTATACAGAAGATAACTCCGATGTGTTCTTAGATTGCTATGTTAAAGTCGCTAATTCAATTAAGACTGATTACATCAACGCACCTCATTTAGTAGGGCAAATGGTAGACATAGTAATTGATGGACAACAGATGCCATCTAGGGTAGTACCACCAACTGGTGTTATTAAATTGGATGGCAAAGCAAATGTAATTACTGTTGGTTTGCCTTACACTACTAAAATTAAAATACCTAGCGTAGAACAACAAATAAACGATGGTACTTTACAAGGCCGAGTTGCTACAGTATCAAGAGTAGTGCTTCGCATGTATAAATCGTTTGGCGGCAAAGTTGGCCGTACATTTGACAGAATGGATGATATTACATTACCACCAAATGAATTGTTTACAGGTGATAAGCCTGTAATCCTACCTAAAATGGGAATAAATTATTCAACCGATACATCGATATGTATTAAGCATAGTGATCCGTTTCCATTTAATTTATTATCGATAACTCGTATTGTTGAAATTGGCGGAGGACTAAGAGATGTTCCGGGACTATAAAATTGACGAAATTGAGCCTACACGGCGAGATAAATTAATTCAGGACCTAGAAGTTAATCTAAGGGCGATAGATGCCATAGAAGTCCAAGAGGTGAATCGTTTATACCCTTTCAAAGATTTCTGTTCCGAGATTTGCAAATCTGATTATGATAGCCATGTCGTTGTAGAAGACGATGTGGCTATTTGCGTATATGGGATTGCAAAAGAACCAGTTAACGGAATGTATGGGATTTATTTTCTAGGCAATAAAGTATTAGAAAACGATATGCGGTGGCAGATGCGTTTTATCAAGTTAAGCAATCAAGTTATTGCTGAATGGTTAGAGACTAGGGAATGGCTATTTAATTACGTTCACACAACTAACATTAAAACAAAGCGATGGCTCGAATCGATTGGGGCCATTATTCATCCAACTGTAAAAGTTGGCGATTTAGAATTATTCACTCTTAAGAAGGAGGACTTCATATGTGCTTACCCGCAGCGGCAATCTTAACCGCAGTCAGCACCGGCGTAGGGATGATTGCGCAACATCAACAAACAAAAGCACAAGTTTCGATGTACAAAGCCCAAGCACAAGCGGCTGAGGCTAATAAGCGAATATCTGACCGCAAACAAGAACAAATTGCTATGCAACAATTACAAGAGCGTGACAAGATGGATAATCGTATGCGTCTTGTAGCCGGAACGAATGCGGCTGAAGCAGGGGCAAGCGGATTGCAAATGGCAGGGTCCCCATTACAATTGATGGCATCTAGTTATGATGAATACAACAAAGACATATACAACTGGGAACAGAATAAGAATAATGCCATTTACAATGAGTATTTAAATGGTATGAACTATCAGAATGAAGCTAATGCCGCACGTGCTTCCGCTAAAAATGCACGACGTCAAGGCAATTTGGCAATGGTAAGTAGTATTCTTGGCGCCGCATCATCTATGTATGGTATTAAACAACAATACGCAGGTGGCAAGATGAAGACTACATATGGTGGTGACCCTGTAGGGTATACAGATAGGGGTCCGGTAGTGACTGTTAAGCGTGATTATAAAATGAGGTAGGATATGAAATTTGTTAATTATGATCCAACCCAAAAATTAAATACAATTCAAGGTAGCACACAGGCTTCTAGTAATGAAACGGCATATGGTGGTAATGTAAGTGGCTTAAATGCTATGAGTAAAGCCTTACAAGATGCAACAAATACATGGATGGAAATTGACAAACGAAAAGATTACATCGATGTAACCAATGCTATTAATGAGTTCAATAATAGTACTAACCAACTGTTGAATGATGATAAAGACGGGCTGATGAATCGTAAAGGAATGAATGCTCAATCTATATTGCCTGACTATAATGCTGGTGTTGATAAAATACAACGTAAAATCTTGGATAAATATAAATTTAGAACCAATGATGCTGTTAATGCATTTATAAAAGCCGTTGAAACATCTAAGACAACTGATTACAATAACATATCCAAATATTCAAGAGGTCAATATGAAACGGCGTTAAGTACAGCTACGCAAAATCAAATTACAAATCTTCGTGATTCTGCTATTCGTTCTGACAACATGGCTGACCAAATGAAAACAATTACATTAATGGGTGATTTGTATCGGTCTACTGGTAAAGAATTGGGACTAGATGATGAGCAGATTAATGAAAAAATCCGTGCTAATACAGACCAAACAGGAAAGTATTTACTTGATAGATCCGTGGCAGAAAATGATTCAACGAAAGTTGAAAATTTATTGACTTCATTAAGTGGTGTTGTTAGTGAAGATGTGCTAACGCCATATAAAAAAATGTCCAGTCAAATGAACATTAATAAATTAGTTAATGATGATAATACACATGCTAAGTTGTATCAGATGTATGGACATGATTTAAACTCAGGAATGAGCAGTGCTGCCATGTATGTTAGAGCCAAGATGGAAACTGAAAACGAAGAAGCCATTAAAGGTGGTGTTGGTCAAAACAAACAGTTATGGGATATGGCTGTTTATGCTAATAAAAAATATGGTATTAATACTGAAATCGCATATCGACAATTATATGCAGAAGGTACAGTTGGCGGTGAATTAAGCAGGCTTGCTAGAGAAAATCACAATTACGCAGGTTTAACACAGGTTGAACCAAATGGTGAAGAAAACAAACAGACTGATGGTGGTACAAATTATTATAAAATGTACAATTCTGATGAAGAGTTTGTTGATGATTGGATGAAAGGATATATCATTCCTAATAATGCTATCAATGCACAATCTATAGATGAATATGCTGATAAATTAAAAGCTGGTGGATATTATACGGCAAGCGCAGAACATTATAAGAGCTTAATGAGAAATGCCCCAATGTCTAGCGGCGGCAGCCCTAAGTATTCCGAAGACCAAATTAAGAAAGCAGAAGATGAGGCTAAAACCGCTTATAAAAATTATTACACGCTACAAGAGCAAACTAGAAAAATTGCTATTAATGATCGCTTGCAAGCAGGTCAAACAATCTTAAACCAAAAGATAGCTAATGGTGATGTAAGTGGTGCGTTCCAATATGCACAGGTTCAACTAGCAGGAGCAACTACTCCAGAAGAGCAAGAATATTGGAGTGGTAAAATGGCTAGCGAAAGACCGAAGCTAGATAGAATTTATGAAAAAAGTTTGAAGATGACGGCACAAGAAAAATGGGGAATTAAGCAGTACGCTAAATCTCACACTTACGAACAAACACGAGCATATGCAGAACGTGTATTACCTAATAAAATCATGGATGATGAACTTGATGCATCATTACTTGAAATCGATGCTAACAATAAGAAAGCTAGCAACATTGACTTAACTCCATATGAATATAAACTTGCTACAGTTATGCCAGAAGACAAAACATTGGCAGGCAGTTTTAAATATGGTGTTAAACAAGAAATGGCTGGACGTATTGAGGAATTTAAGGTTAAACATCATAGACCACCTACAGATGCGGAAAAAGATGAAATCTTCGATGCTGCAGTCGCAACAAGTACATTACGTAGTACAAGCAAACCATTCTTTGGTGACGGAGACGATTATTCCGCAACAATTAGTGGTGCAAGTAACCAAGCTATAGGGATTATTCATGCGGAACCTATTGGCAATCATTATATCCGAGTAACATATCGTGATGGCTCCACTCAAGATATTTACGAATCAGAATACAATGCATTACAACGGAGATATACAAATGGCTGATATTAATCAACAAGAACGCGAAGAATTTCAAGCGTTAATACGTGGATACGGACAAGGCCCACGTTCCTTTACGGCTAATGCCGGTATACAGTCTAGTCCAGTAGGTGGGTTAACACCAGTTGGGCAAGCTATCGGTTCAGGAATAGACACCGTATCAAATATTGCAAAAAGCACAGCGGATGCATTATCTACAATTGCTAATACTCCTACTAGCATTAAAAATGCAGATGGAACGGAAACAATTTCCCCATTCGGGCAGCAAGGTAATGCATTTCAAGCGATAGGTCAACTAGGACAATCTTTACCTAATGCTTTGCCTGCTAGTTTTGTTAGTAACACAGACCGATTATTTTTATATAACAATGATCAATTACGTGCTAATGAAGCTTTGCGAATTGCTAAGACTTTAAATATTGGTGCAGATACAGTCATGTTTGGCGATGATAGAGCCTTTGAACGTGCTGATTATTTGTCTAGACGTGCTGAACGTGGCCAGGTTTTACAAGATATTTATGATGAGTTTCCAGAACTCTATAAAGTTAAATATGGCTCGCAAGCTGAAGGTATTCAAGCATTAAACAATATCGAATCAATCAAGAATACAAAAGGTATATTTGATTCATTACAACAAAGCATTTGGGCAATGAATGACCAGATGAAATTAGGCGATGTTGGCTTCGCCTTAGCTTATGAATCTGACCCACAAAAGATTAGCGAATTAACGGCTGAAGTTAATCGATTACAAAATAACTTGCAAAATTATAGACGTCCAGATGGTGGCAGTCCTTTACAAGAGGTATTGGGTTCAACTGCTAGTCAAATCTATATGATGGGTAAGCAAGGCGGTGCAGGTGCTATTGTAGGCGGTATAATTGGCGGTATTGGTGGCGGTGTAGTTAGTGGTGGCTCTGCTGCTATACCTACTGCAATGACCGGCGCTAAATGGTTAGGTTCTGCTGATATGGCATACGAGATGTACAAAATGTCATTTGGTAATAAGTACCTAGAATTAATCAATAAAAAGGATACAAAAGGCAATCGTGTATATTCTAATGAAGAAGCAAAAGAGTATGCCATGTCATTTGCGGCTATCGATGCCAGCATTGAATTTGTGGCGACTCGTACAATCGGTAAAGCAGCAACTAAAATCGCTCCTAAGTCCGCACTTGTTAATGCAGTTTCAAGAGGAACTAGCAATGCTGTTGAGACATTCAATCGTGGTATTGGCGTAACTGCTGCACAAGTTGCTAAGACCTCCATTAAAGCTGGCGCTCCAGAGTTATTTGAGGAAGGCTTGCAAGACGTCAACGAAAAGCTGCAACACAACTTATGGCGTAAATCGAATGATCAAGAGGGTCCATATTCTGCAGGCGATATGTTTGTTGGCGCAGGTGAAGCTATGTGGCAAGCATTACCGGCTGTTGTTGGGTTTGGTATGATTGGTGGCGGTATTAGCGGTGTACGCACCATGAAAGCCTTCAAGGATTTTCAAAAGTTATCCCCAGAAGAACAGCACATGGCTGTTATGGAAGAACAAAATCGTAATGGACATGTTATTATGCAGAACCTTAAAAACGATGCTGCCGCTAACAATTTGGCAAAAGAAAACCCTGAGTTGTATGGAAAAATCGTACAAGCTCAGGGGGATAATATAGGCGTATCTACCGCTTATATTAATGTCAATGAAATGGCTGAAACCGAAGAAGGTCAAGCGGCTATTCGTAATATGATAGATGCTGGATTGGTAACACAAGAGGATGTATCTAAGGCGATTACGGCTGATGCTCCGATTGAAATTCCTATCGGGTCTTATGCGCAATTAAGTGGTGGCTTATCTGAAGAAACTGTTAAGGCATTAGAAGAATCCTCTTACTTTACACGTGGTGGTCTTTCTATGAAAACACTTGAACGTGCAAAAGAAGAAGTCCATGCTATGAAAGACCTTGTTAAAGATGATACTGAAAAACGTGCAAAACATGTTAAGGATGATATTATTCGTAGCTACTTTGATGAAGTATCTGATGTAGATAAAGAAATGCTCGATGTGGTTCTTGCGGATCCGACACATATTAAACAAACGTTTAATAATGTGTATAATGAACTTACTGAACAGTACCGGGAACAATATACAAGTGATTTCGATGCTATGGATACGGATTTAGAAACGGCACGTACTAGCGGGGTAAATCCTACATGGTTAGGTGATAGCAAAATACCACGTTCTAATTCTGAGCGCAGACGAATGGCATATCAATCTAGCCTTGCTCGAACTCAACGTGCATTAGCGGATAATCCGGAATCACTTAATCAAGCAGGTGCCCATTATGCTGATATGGAGCATACACTTAAACAGATTGAATCGTTAGAATCTATGCGAGATAAGCTATTTGAACTTGCAGATAATGATATCGCCTTACGTATGCAATTATCCAAATCCGGATATGAAGTGTATCAGTCTTTAAAATCCATAATGAGCGATGCAACTGTTGATCGTAAACAACGTGATACGGCAGAAGCCAATGCATTGCTCATGGCACAACATGCTGATGTAATGGCACAATACATGCGACAAATGGGCCGTGGTGGTTATACTGCTATGGATTATTTCCGTGATAGCGTGCGTATCAACATGAATGCAGTTTTAGAAAACCAAAAAGGGTATAATCAATTAGATCAAGATGCAAGACTTAAATTAAGTATTGATAAGAAAAAGTGGAGTAGAATTATAGATAATATTTCATCTTATAAAAGATCTGATTTAATTAGAGTTATGGACACTCCAGCTGTACTGCAACTCGTAGGTGTTAAGGATTTGCCAATCAAAATGTATGTTTCTAAATATTTTGATATGAAAACAGGTGCTGGCAAAAACAATCAACATAAGACAGTTACTAACAAAATGTGGAAACAATTACCTAGTGCATTGGTAGACCCGATTGCAATTTTCCCATCTAAAACAGTTAATGGTTCGATTGTGGTTATGACAGAAATTACAGATAGTAACAAAAAGCAAAGTATTGTTGCTTTGGAATTATCAGCTAGTGTTGCAAATAATATTACAATTAATAGAATAAAATCTTTTTACCCTAAAGATAATGCTAGTGCAAATACATGGTTTTATAATAATTTTGCAGATAAAAACAATCCACCACTCTATATAAACGAACAAAAAACCACTAGATGGTTTACAAGGAACGGGCTCCAATTGCCTTACCAAGTAAACCAATCTAGTGGTTACTTTAATAAAAGTATACCAAATGAAAATGATTTAAGCAACTACAGAAACGCAAATAGTAATATTTTTTATCAATCAGCATGGCATGGTTCACCACATGACTTTGACACATTTGATTTAGGTGCTATTGGTACTGGTGAGGGCAACCAAGTACATGGTTGGGGTTTGTATTTTGCTAAAGATAAGAAAGTGTCTGATTTATATAGACGTGAATTATCCTTAATCCATGACGTTGATAAAGGCACATTATTTAAAGTTGATGTGCCAGATACTAAAGAAATGATTGATGAACAACAATCATTAAATATTTTAAGTAAAGAAACAAAACAAAATCTAAATGCAGCAATTAATGCATTGCCAGAACAAGAAAAAGAAGTATTTATCAACGAATATACAAACAGCCCTTTATTTAACCATTATGCAAAAAAAGAAATTGATGAGTTAGGAAGTAAGTTTGAACAACTAGATAATGAATACCGTTTACTCAAAGATGAATACCTTGATAAATTTCTTAAACAAGATCTTAACAAGATTACACAAAGAAACCTAAATAGATTGTCCGAAAAATATAATATTGATTTAAAGGCATTAAAAGAAAACCCCAATAGTATAAAAGATATAAAAAATCAACTAGATACTATGTGGTTTAATGCTTTTAAAGAATTTGGCATGACTAAACAAAGGTATAGGGATACATATTGGGGTAAGTATAAAAAAGATTTCTCTTCACTGTTAAATGACAGTGGCATAAATGGTAGAGATTTTTATCTGGCATTATCTAAAGCACTAGGTAGTGCAAAACAAGCGTCAGAACATCTTAATAAGTATGGTGTTAAAGGTATTACTTATGTTGGTGAGCAAGATGGACGATGCTATGTAGTGTTCGATGACAAGGCAATTAAAGTCATTGAAAAGTATAACCAATCTATAAACGGCATGACAGAAATCATGAAAGATGGTGAACGCATTATCAGCATTTTCAAAACCGCAGATAGAAGTACGTTCTTACACGAAATGGGTCATGTATTCTTTGACGACATTAAGAACCTAGCAGAAATGGAAAACGCCCCAGAGCAACTTGTTCTAGATTGGAACAAGTTGAAAGAGTGGTCTGAATGGGATAATGCGAAAGGTGCTGACAATACAAAGGCACATGAAAAGTTTGCTCGTGGATGGGAAGCATACCTTCGTGAAGGGAATGCTCCTACAAAAGGATTACAACGTGTATTCCGGATGTTCTCAAAGTGGTTAACTCGTATCTATCGTGCGGTGACACGACTAGGCGGATTGCCACCTAAGGAAATACAAGATATCATGGCACGTATGATCGCTACCCAAGAAGATATAGATGCCTACACAAAAGAGCAAGCACTTGAACAATTTGAATCTAGCAAGTTATTTAAACAGCTCGATGAAGCTGAGCAAGCAAAGGTTCAAAGCTATATTGCCGACGTCGGGGAAATGGCGAAAGAACGTGTCATGAAGCGGTATATGAAGGAATTGGAAAGTCGTCCAATCAAAGAATGGAACGATGAAAAAGATTCTATTCAAGCTGATATCGAAAAGCGTTTAATGGAACAGTACCCAATCTATAAAGACCATCAACGCTATAATGCATTTGGTAAGGATGCACTAACCAATACTCGATACGGCACACTAAAAGAATTAGAAGCTGCTGAACGTGAGCAAACCGGATTTACGTTTGACGAAGCTGTTAATCAGGCTATGGAATCTGCCGAGCAGGCATTCATTGAGGATAACCATATTGGCAAATCTAATATAGAAATTGCTGAGGAATGGTTATTATCTTCAGATGGTCAAATGAAATTAACTGAAGAGGAAGCTAAAATCATTAAGTCACAAACCAATCGAGACCTTGCTAAAAACTGGGAACTACTCGACAGGTTAAATCGACTTGATCCTAATTCAGAAACAATTGAATCTGATTTAGAGCCAATTGCAAAACGAATAATTGGTGATAATGAAAAAGTCGCTAAAGAATTAGGGGCCGCAGTAAAAGAACTTGATTCTGCTCAAGACCGTATTGAAAAGCTAAAAGCACAATTACAAGAACGTATTAATAATGTACGTGCTATCCGAGATAGTGGTGTAGGTGTGATAAGTGATTATATGAACCGTGCTAGACAGGAATTAGGCGATTTGACCTTATCCCAAGCTAGTCAATATAAGAAATATCAAAACCAAGCTATTCGTGAAGGTAAGCGTGCCGATAGAGCATTGGCCGTTAATAAGCTGGAAGAGGCTTTACAAGCTAAACAGTTACAACTTTTGAATCAAGCGAGGGCCCGTGTTGCGTTTGACAATGCGCTCCGCATTAAAAAGTTACGAACCAAACTGCTTGACAATCTCAATAGAATAACACGTCCTAAAAATCCTATTGCTATTGAGCCTAATATGCGTTACTTTTACGCACATATGGCATATCAAATGGGGTTAACAAAATATGATGGACTGGAACCGGTAGACGGCTTTAATATGAATGCCGTTATTAATGCATTAGATCCTGATGCGGATATCCTAGGTGACAAAAATATTACATTCCTTGACCCATGGATTGTACAACTATTCTATGGTAAAACACCTATGTCATTTAAAAATCTAACAATGAGTCAGTTGAACACACTGGAAGAATTAATGACAGGCATGTATAAGAATGGCCGCAACGCTTATGAAGGCTCTACCATTCTTAATGATAAAGGTGAATCGATTACATTTGATGATGCAGTAGATGGCATATTAACGGAAGCAATCGATACATTTGGCAAAATTAATGGGAATGTATTTAACGCACAAAACAATCAAACTGGTTTGGAAGCCGTTGCAGGTCTTATTAATAAAGGCAATTTATCCTTGCTCAAGGTTGAAACATTCTTACGCCGATTAGGACCAGATGCTGTGAAATATATCTATGATCCGATTAGCCGTGCAACACAAGCTTTTAATGAACGCAAGGAAGTGTCCATGCGAAGATTGGCAAAAGATGTATCCTCTGTATATGGTAAGCGTGAATTATTTAACATCCGAAATAAGCATATGTACGATGTTGGGGAATTGCGTAATCTAACCAAGGAACAGGTTATTGCATTAGCTTTGAATTGGGGTACAGAACGTAACAGACAACGGGCAATGGAAACGGCCAAGGTAACTGAAGTTGAAATGGAAAAAGCCTTTCAAGAAATCCTCACCGATAAAGATTGGGAATTTATTATTCGGACATGGGACCACATTAACTCCTTCTTTACTGAACGTAGCAAAGTTCAAGAAGAACTTTATGGGAATCCATTGAAGAAAGAAGAAGGTATCACATTCACTATTGGTGGTAGAACTATCGTTGGTCAGTATTACCCAATTGTGTATAATCCAGAAGTCAATGCAAGTATATCTGATAAGGAAGTCGAAGATATTGCTAAGACTATGGTTAGTAGTAATGCGATATTAGGAACTGGCATGAGTGCGACTAAAAGCCGTTTAGATGAGGTTAAAGGTAAATCTTTATTGCTAGACTTTGATGTCATTTCTAATGCGATTACTGAGTCAATCAATCATATAACTATGCGTAAAGCTGTGACGGATGTGAATCGGTTAGTAGCCAATAGAGAATTCCAAAACTATATTGTTGAGAAATTCGGAATGAATTCTTATCAATTTTTGCGGACTTGGGTCCGTGATAATTGGAAAGATGAGGCAGCTAAATTAGATGCATTTGGTAAGATTGTAACAACACTAAAACGGAATACATCTATGGCAATTATGGCCGGCCGTGTATCAGTCGCCATTCAGAATACTTTGAATATTCCTGTTGCCGTATATCGTATTGGTGCGGGTAATGTCCTTCAAGCTGTTAACCATGCAGGGGTAGGGTTCTATGGCCACGGTACAGAAACCTATAATAATACTCGTGATTTTGTTATGGAGCAATCCATATTCATGAGGGAACGTATTCAAACTTTAGATAAAGACCTAAAAAAAGGATTAACTATCCAAGGAAAAGGGTTCCGTATTAATGACAAGAATATCGGCGGGTACAAGTTTGAAAAAGGCGCTGAAATTCGTGATGAAATTAATAACATGGGATTCCGACTGCTCACGGAAACAGACTTCGCATTATCCGTACCAGTATGGAAATTTGCATATGATCAAAAGGTTGCTGAACTTCAATCTAAAGAAGGATTAAGTACTGAATGGATTAATCAACAAGCAATTGAAGCAGGTGACCGAGCAATACGGGATATATTCGGAAGTGGTGACACTAAAGATGCAGCAGCTATTCAACGAGCAAGAAATCCATTAACGCAGTTATTCGTTCCTTTCTACTCATACGCCAACACTCTATACAACATCATTGCTGAAGGTTGGTATGCAGGCAAAGATAGGGGTGACTGGAATCAATTTGCACGAATGCTATGGTGGACAGTTGTATCACAAGCAATTGGTATGGTGATTTATAAATCCATGACAAATGGTGATGATGATCCAGAATCTATCGCCAAGTCTTTTGCAGAGGAATTTGTACAACAAGGAACCATGGGTATTCCGTTAGTGAGAGATATAGCCACTATGGGTATGAAATTTATTTTAGGAGAACGTCCATACAATAAAGGTAATACAGTAATGGGATTAAGTATCTTTGAGAAATTATGGGATACCGGTCAAGCTATCTCAAGTGACAATAAAGATATCGTTGATGTAGGCCGTTCGCTCAGTCAGGTTTCTAACCGTGTAACTGGTTTTAGTGATACCGTAACCGATGCTTTCTGGACGTTGTTGCGTGTAGGGCTAACTGATACGGATGCCAAGATTGAAGATGTATTCATGTCAATTTTGTTAGACAAGCGTTTAAAGACTAAAAAAGAAAAGAAGAAGAAAAAATAAAAGTAAGGACTACCTAGTTTTAGGTAGTCCTCTTTATATGCAAAGAAAGGCGGGATATTGTGATTCCACAAGTCAACAATCCAGTTGTTCAATATCAATGTGATGGGGTTAACAAGACTTATATTTGGCCATATGACTTTAATAATATTAAAGACATTAACCTTATTCTAGTTGATGAAGATGGACGACAAACGGAGCAAACAGGGAACATCTTATATGATGCACAGAATAAAACTTTAACGTATCCAAGTATTGGTGAACCATTGCCGGCAACTTATAAAGTTGTTTTAGTCAGACGAACTCCAATTTCACAAACTACAGAATTAGCCAATAAATGGCCCTACAATCATATTGAAGGTATGGGTGATAAAGTCATTCTAATTCTTCAGGAAATGAAAGAACAATTGGATCGCACATTACAAATCAATGTAGGCGCTGATGAAGACCCAAATCAAGTAACACGTGATATTGTAGATAACTCCATTGAAGCTGCTAAAAAAGCAATTGCTGCTGCATCTACGGCAGAGGAAAAAGCCAATGAAGTGCAAGACAATGCAACAAAGCTAACAGCCATTAACGACAATATTAATGCATTATCTCAAGCGGTAGATGATAAATTAGCAACTGCAAATGCAGCGCTTATACAAAGTGCTGATACGTTTGAGAAAACACAAAAATTAGCAGATAACACAAAGGCATATGCGGCACAAACAGAAACCGATAAGAAAAATATCAATGATTTAGTTACAAAAGCTGATGCCATCAAGAGTGATATTAATAATAAACAAATAGCTAGTGTAGGTAATGCCAAGAAAGCGGAAGATGCAGCCAAACGTGCAGAGGTAGCAGCTGCTAAAGCTGAAGAAATATCAATACCCGGTGGCAGAGGAATTGTAACCAAATCTGAAGCTGATGCTAAATACATTGGAAAAGAATCGCTAAATGGTATTGTGTCAGTTAAAGACTTCGGAGCAGTTGGCGATGGCGTCACCGATGATACTGCTGCATTTAAACGTGCTAATGATAATCTTGCTAACAAAATATTATTGGTGCCAAATGGTCAATACAAACTAACTGAACATTTAACCTTTAATACAGTGGGGTCAGTTATGGATATGGGTGTATATACCAATATCAAGCCGTATTATCCAACAGAAATGCCAATGCTAAAAGGGGCATCAAACATAGCCTTTGTGAAAAACATTACGTATGATGCGGAAGTAAATCAATGCCAAGGGTTTACTTACAATTCTAAAAAGAATGTATTTGTACTTGCCTGTATTAATAGTGAAGGTACTAATCAAATCCTTTATGAATTAAATCCAGATACATTTGAAAAAGTAGGTACCTATAAATTCACGGATTCTGAACGTTTAGGGCATTGTAATACTATGACGTACAATCGGTATACCAATAAGATTTACCTTACAAATGGGCTTAAAAACGGCAATAATTTAACGGTTATCAATGCTGACACTATGGCAATCGAAAATACTATTACATTGCAAGAAAAGGTATTCAACATTGACTATGATCCGATTACAAGGACTTATGTATCCATTGTACCTATCGCAGGTAACCAAAGAGTACGAACTATTAATCTGTACAATGATGAGTTCAAAAAGCTCAAGACTTACCAAGTCGATTATGTCTATCCGGATATGAACAATAACGGTGCTTTCATGTTGAATGGCGCAATCATGTCCGCAACGTTAGGAAGTCTTGTAGAGTGTACACCATTTGGTACAGTTAAACAGATCATTGAAATCAATCGTGAAACGGAAATCGAAGACATCGCTTACTACAATGGCAAGTTCTATTTTGCAGTACTAACTCAAAAGCCAAACAGACGTCACCAAGTAGATATTTATGTAGGTGACCCAAATTACGACTTTGAAAACTCAATCAATACTGCACGATTAGCAACGCTTGATTATCTCAAACTAGCAGGTGGTACATTAAGTGGCGCACTTAAAATGGCTAATAATACCTTAATCGAGGGTTATAAACCTGACGGACATGGTGTTGGTATGGCTAAGGTATCTACTAGCGGTAACGTAGAACTTGGCGATAACTCCGTTAATACGTTTGTTAAAGGTAAGGAATTTAAACACTATGATGGTACAGATAGTTTCACAGTACTTACCACCAAACATTACGGAACGGCTATTTATAAGAAAAAGGATGTAGACGATAACTTTGTTAAGAAAACAGAAGTAGACCAGTTAGGTTTTCCATATTCTAAAGTTGATGCAGCGACAGATTGGAACACGTTCACAGAACAAGGGGCAATCGAAATCAACTTTGATGGCGGTGCTAATAATCCACCACGTAGCCACAAACAAGGGATGCTAATTGTAATGAATTTTGGCAAAGGCAAGATGATTGACCAAACATTCCATGCGTTCAATGGCGAAACATACCACAGAATGTTTATGGCTGATAAATGGAAATCTTGGGGGAGAGTACAAACATCATTAAATAGCCGATTGAAATTGTGGAGTGCTAATGGTGGAAACGAGGTGTATGTTGAATAATGCCTAATCTGAAAGTTAAGAAAGGAAATGATACATTAACATTTGGACTGACCGATAATGTGCGTGATGTTGGTGATAGACGATTAACCTTTGCGATTGGTGGTAAAAAATATTATGCACGATTGGGCGATACAAAGACCGCATTTGTAGTGCAACGCACATCCAATGGTAATAAAAGCTATATGCAAACAAGTCCAATTTCCTTTAAACCATGGGGGTGGTCGAAGTACCCAACCGATGTGAGAGGGACTGAAAAAATGTTTGTGTACTTACCCAAAGGGAGATATAGGGTGGCTGTATATGCTATTTCTGGAGATAGCAACGAATTTACAATAACTGAATCAAAAGACATTGAAGTCAATGTATCTGTTTCTACTGGTCTTATATCAAAGGCTACATTCAATATTGACGGATGGAGAAGAGAAATGATGACAAAGGATAGTAATTTAAGCATCCAGATAGAACGAATTGGAGAGTAAACATGATTGAAGTTGTATTAGCACCTTTCGTGGTTGAGGGGTTTAACGTAGCAGAGGCGGTGCGAATTTCACTAGCCATATTTACAAGTGTTGTATTGGTTTTTGTTGATACATTCTTGCGTGTCTTAGTTGAGGCACGCAATTTTAATTTGGCTACTAATAGAGAATTAACCATTAAGAATATGTTCCTTGCGATTATATGGAGAGGATGGGCGAGTGTTGAAGTCAACGGACACCAACGCAGATTTTTGGTAAGCGGAAAACTACGAGCAGATATGACTAAAAAATTAGTTAAGTCTTATCCTTGGATATTCCTATTATCATTCATCCTATTAACATTGCCTGATGTTGACATTCCTATGCTAGGTAGAATTGATGTGTTTCTATCTACATTGATGTATCTAGTGCCAATCATGGTTGAGTTGGCAAGTATTGTAGAAAACATGATTGAACTTGAATTTGTAGAGAGTGCATGGTTTCAACGTGCGATGAGTTTGGTTAAAGAGTTGATAGCGTTCGTAAAATCAATAAAGGATGCGATTAAATGATTGAAAAAATTAGTATTCGTGAGGTGTTAACAATCCTCGTCTTAGGGGCGGTCAATATAATGGCCGTCCTTTATGGTTATAACGAATTGGCCATGAGTATTTCCTCCGGACTCGTTGGCTATTTAGGAGGACGTGAATCAAATAGGAAGGAGCAAAACAAATGGAACTAGGAAAATTAAGTGCTGCATATGAAAGCAATGGAGATCCAGCTATTGTATCTACAGGAGAGGGAGACTTTGGGGGAATTTCGTATGGTGCTTATCAGTTAGCAAGTAATTGCGGAAGTGTAGATGCGTTTCTTGGTTGGGGCTTACGACAAGAAGATGGATTTTACAAAGATTATGCAAGAGCCCTTCAAGGTGCAGGGCCTATTAACTCCGATGAGTTCATTAGCAAATGGCAAGAACTAGGGACTGTGGATCCTAACGGGTTTATGAAAATGCAGCACGACTACATTAAATATGCTTATTATGATGTGGCGTGTAGTGAATTATCCAATCAATTATTTGATGTCAATATCCATAGTCGAGCATTGCGTGATGTTGTATTTTCTGCGGCCGTTCAATATGGCCCCGGTGAAGTTGTTAATCTTTTTAAAGAGGCAATGCAATATGTTCCGGGTTGGGAGCCTGATTGGAACTTATCTTATGTAAACGATATTAAGTTTGACTGGGATTTAATTAATGGTGCATATGAACAGCGAAAGTTGCATCCATGGAACTATGAAGGTAATCCTAGTTGGTTGCGTGAAAATCTTGTTGAACGGTTCGATGCAGAAAAAGCACAAGCATTAGAAATGTTTACGCAAGAAATACAAGAAAGGGGTCTGTAATGAGCCTTTTGACTTTTAAGGTATTATGTTACCTAAAACGACATAAAATTCTCATAGGGGGGCTAATTTTAATTATTTTAGCCATTGTAGGGGTGTCTATATATAATTCACATCAGGTTGAAAAGCCTGTGTTATTAAAACAGGAGCAAGTAAATGATCCTGTAAAATTGGCTAATGCTATACATATTACCAAAGATGAAGCTTTGCAAGTTGTTTCCAAAATGGAAACTGCTCAACCAGTAGTTACTTATTATGTACAAGCTCCTACGGTGGAACAGGCGGCCAAACAAACGCAACAGGCTATCAAACGTGATGACCCAGCATTGCCTAAAGCAGCTACAGAAAAATCTGATAGGACTGCTATTGTTGCTAATACAGACCAGCAAAAGGTAGATGTATATAAAATCAACCTAAATAAGGCACATAAAATTAAGGCTGGTGTGACGGTATTAGACAGTAAAGCCTATGAGACTATTGGCTATCAAGCAGGCAAAGTTGAAGTATTAGCACACTTTGACGGGCAGCATTTTGAAGGTGGCAGCGTTCTATATACAGTAAAGGAATGGTGATCCAATTATCTCCGAGTTGCACGGTTTGCAACAGTCAACTAATAGTTTATTATTGGAAGAAAACATTATGAGTACACTATATCTTGATGACGATATGATGCCGTATGCTGATATATTTCTAAAAGCGATTACAAATATTGAAGCCTTAGGATACTCTTTTAAACCTGATTTGTTGATTCACAAATATACTGGTAGAAGTAAAAAACGATTAGGTACGACATATTGTTATCCAAATGATGATTTTTGTTTAATTGAATTAAGTACAGATAATCATAAAGATGGTATTACTATAGATACAATTTATCACGAGTTAGCACATGCCACTATCGAGTGTCATTTTAAAGGACACGGAAAAGAATTTAAGCAAATACGAAAGAAAATAATTGATGCTTATAAAATTGATATTGGCGGTGCGGTATTAAAAATGGAGTAAAAATATGGCAAAGACATTTGAATTTAACGGAAAGACTTACAATTTCGCAGAAGATATTCAAGTTCCGCAAGAGGGGTTGTTCGAGGCCACATTAGTTGATGAAAATAACCATCGATGTGAAATGATCTTTAGAAACGGTAAATTATTTAGACTAACTGAATTAGATTAGAAGTAAAAATCGTAAATTTTACCACTAAACATAATATTGAATGGTAAATTACAACAAAAGGGGTACCCAAGCGGTACCCCTTATTTTTTTTGACGTCAAATAAACGTCAAAATTTATATGTTATTCTTGATGATTTTTATATATAATCATACTGTGCAAAAACTTGACCACAATGATTATTACTGAAATTTAATTATATATGTTAAAACACAAAAATTATATGATAAAATAAAAGATATGATTATTTGGGGTTGTTAGTAGAAAGGAGGCAGTCATGCAATTACTTCGGTTGGAATTAAAGGGCTTTAAATCGTTTGCAGATAAGACGGTTGTAAAATTCTCACCAGGAATGACTGCCGTTATTGGGCCTAACGGAAGTGGTAAAAGTAATATTACGGATGCTATGAAATGGGTTTTAGGGGAATCCAATGTCCGTAACTTACGTGGTCAAAAAGCAGAGGATATTATCTTCTCTGGTACGGAAAAGCGCAAGCCTATGAGTGCTGCTGAGGTTACTCTCGTATTTGATAATAGTGACCAACAATTAGATTTAGATATGACAGAGGTGGCTATTACACGTCGTATTTATCGTACTGGTGAAAGTGAATTCCTTATCAATAAGCGATCTTGTCGTTTAAAGGATATTCATCTTTTACTAGCTGATACAGGTCTAGGTAGAGACTCTATGGCTATTATCGGGCAGAACCGTATTGATGCTATTTTAAACTCTAAGCCTGAAGAACGGCGTCTTATCTTTGAAGATGTAGCTGGTATCTCACGGTTCAAGATCAATAAAGAAGATGCATTGCGGCGTATTGCTAGTACAGATCGAAATATGGAACGTGTACGAGACGTAATGGTTACCATCGAAGAGCAACTAGGCCCTTTGTCCGAAAAAGCGGAAAAGACTAAAAAATATATGTCTTTAAGCCGTACTAAACGCGATTATGATGGTGCACTTGCCTTTCACA